CATTGAGCACTCTTTGCTCACCAATCCCGACGTAGTGGAGAAAAACTATGGAGTTGGTTTCCTTCATCTCGAAGAACCCAATGGAGATACTGCTCTGGGCTTACTTAGTATTCACAACAGTGTTCCTTATCATATCCCCGGAGTGGATAGGCCCAAGGATGACCTCCGACGAGCTTACGAAGAGCTTCTTGACAATAATCGTGTGGTCATTTGGGACCATTTCGGAAGCAATTCTGTGGACGCAGTTGTTGCTAAGATACGACACATGGCAGCTTTGGGTTGTAAATATATCGTGCTTGACCACCTTAGTATTGTTGTATCTGATCAAGCCGGAGACGAAAGAAAGCAGTTAGATGAAATTGCAACCAAAATTAAAACGCTGGCAATGGAGCTGGACTTGTGCGTTATTGCCGTTATCCATACTAATCGACAAGGACAGATACGAGGAACAGCAGGCGTGGAGCAGCTTGCCAACATCGTCATGCGCCTTGAACGTAACAAAACGGACCCTAACGAATGGCGTAGGAATGTCACTAAAGTTACGGTGGAGAAAAACAGGTTCACCGGTTACACAGGTCCTGCTTGTTACCTTTGGTATAATCGCGAAACAGGCAGATTGACTGAGCTAGACCAAGAACAAATGGATTTATTCGATGGCGGAGGAGCCCTCAATGACGAACCCTTCTAAGATTGACGTTCTACCTGAGTATCTCTCTGAAGAAAACATTTGGAGAGTTGCCCAAATTTATTGGGATGAAATGCGAGAACGTCTTAACCTTCCTCGTGCCGATCTTCCTCGAAGCCGAAGAGACTTTTATGAATTTGCAAAAAGGCGATTGGAGCGAGATTCGTAAAGAGTGAGCTACTTAAAATACGACGATAACTACTGGGCCATTGACATTGAAGGGGACGATCTTTACCCCGGTGTCACCACAGTCTGGTGTGCGTGTCTAGTAAACATTCACACCGGAGAGGAACGTGTCTTTACAGACATGGCCGAACTCAAAACTTTTATTGAACATGAAAAACATAAAAATAATGCAAAGTTCGTCGCACACAACGGTATCGGCTACGACTTCCCCGTCTTACGGGATTTGGTCGGTATTAACTTTTCTCGGCAAGATGTGCTGGACACCCTTGTTTATAGCCAGCTATATAATCCGTCCCTTAAAGGCGGACACGGCTTGGGAGCATGGGGTGAGCGACTCCGGTCCCCGAAGGGAGAGTTCAACGACTTTTCCAAGTTAACCGATGAGATGATCGAGTATTGTCTACAGGACACTCGTCTGTGTCGTAAGATTTTCCTCGAACTTGTACGCCGAATGAACCGCCTTGGCTTCACTGAAGTCGGGCTAGAGATTGAGCACTACTCGTGGGCACTGGTCCAAAAGCAAAAGCTTGCGGGCTTCGCCTTCGATTACAAGAAAGCTCACATTCTCTATTGCACCTTGCGAGCTAAAGAAAATGAAATAAAGGACAAGCTCCATGAATACTGGCCACCACAACTCCAACCAGTCGGAGAGTTTAAGCGACCATACAAAAAAGATGGAACGCCAAGCGCAAACTTTGTTAACCACAGCGCAAAATATCCGAAGATCGAAGTTAGCAAAGACAAAGAAACCTACACGGCTTTTGACTTTGTTGAGTTCCATATTGGAAGCCCAAATCAACGAATTGAGAAACTCCTTGAAGTAGGTTGGGTTCCCCGTGAGTTTACCCCTACCGGCAATCCTAAGCCGACCAACAAGGGCAAGCTCACCCCGTCTCTTCAAGAGTTCGTCGAGTCTTCTGGACTTGAGGAACCTAAACTCATCGCACAGTGGATTGAAACCAATTCTCGTGCAAACATGATTAACACATGGATGGAGGCTTACAATGATGACACTGGTTGTATCCACGGCAGTCTATGGATTGCTAACACTTTGCGCTATCGTCACTCTAATCCCAACACTGCTAATATCCCTGCTGTGCGCCTCAACGATAGAGATGAGCCCTTACTTAAGGAACAGGGGGCCTACACATACGAGGCTCGTGACCTGTGGGGTGTCCGCTCTGCTGATCGGCGCTTGGTTGGTGTTGACGCTAAGGGCATTCAGCTCCGCGTCCTAGCACACTATCTCAATAACCCTAAATTTACGGAGGCTGTCCTTGAAGGCGACCCACACTCTTACAACCAAGAAGTTGGAGGATTTAGAACTCGACCTATTGCAAAAACTTTCATATATGCTTTCCTCTTGGGAGCAGGAGACGCAAAAGTCGGGGAGATCATTGGCGGCTCGACAAGAGACGGCAGAGAGATTAAGAAACGATTTGTCGCTAACTTTCCGGGACTGTCTGATCTACTCGATGACCTTGAACGACAGGTGGAACGAACTGGCCGCATTAGACTTTGCGACGGGACTCCCCTCGCAGTTGAGCACCCACATACAAGACTTGGGTATCTCCTTCAAGGGGATGAAAGCCGCATAATGAAGAAAGCCGCTATACTCACAGCGGAACAAATCCATCGACGCAAACTTGATGTCATTAAAGTAGGAGACATACACGATGAATGGCAATCAGACGTATTCAAAGACCACGTTGAAGAACTCACTGACGATGTTTACCCGGAGAGCTTCGGCGCTAGCGGCAAGTTCTTTGACTACCGCCTTCCTATTCAATGCGATAGTAAAGTAGGTTTGACATGGGCTCAAACACATTGATCTACAGGTTTGTCTACTCAGATGGCTCTAAAATGGATAAAGGGTTCAGCTCTAAGAAACAAGTTGCAGACTTTGCACACGGAGAAGGAGATCACCTTGTAAGATTTTTTAGGGTTGACCGAAAATGAAATTTAGTCTAGTAAGTGATATGCACCTTGACCACCCCCAACTTAAAACTCCCTACGAGCTTTTAGAAAAGAATGTAGTGGTTGCAGGGGACTGTGGTAATGGTCTTATAGGTCTTAAATGGCTTAATAAGCTAAGGAGAAAAGGTCACGATGTATTCGCTGTAGACGGAAACCACGAGCACTATAGCAATCTCAGATCAGGGAGAGAATGGATTGAAACCGAAAATTCCTTTGCGAAAGAAAACCCTCACGACAATGAAATAGAAGGAGTTCCAATTGTCTTAAAGAACGGTTGGTACACTGTTCCTGTCGAAAGTCACTGGCTCAGGTACATGAACGATGGTCGTTATGGGGCTTTGTCAGCAGTGACAGTTAACAGTCTGGCTAAAGGTCACGCTAGGTTTATTGGCGAAAGACTTGCTTTGTGGCGTAACCGAGGTAAAAGAGGCATCGTTGTAACACACACGGCCCCTTGCCAAGAAACTCTTGACCCTCGTTTCGAAGGGGAATATAGTAATTATTACTACTATAATCCTTATATGCGAGAGCTAATGCAAGAATTTTCTGAGCAAATTCACGTTTGGTGTCACGGCCACACTCACGCTCCTCAAGATAAAGTTGTGGAAAATGTGAGGGTTGTGTGTAACCCTAGGGGGTATCCTAGAGAAAATCCTAATTGGAAACCGATAACAATCGAAATTAACACTTGACAAACACCAATAAAATTGGTATAATGCTGGTATAGGGTATAGGGCCCTATAAATTGTAATAAATATATAAGAGTATAAATAGTAATAATATGAGTGATAATCGTACTACTGAAGTAATTCGCGGCAAGAGTTCGTTTGCTAAAATCCTTGGTGATCCTGTACTTAACTACACTGGTGACGGTAAGGAGTGGAAGATGGACCTTGAGATTACTGACGACACCAAGAAGGAGCTTAAGGCTCTCGGTATCGACAACAAGATCAAGACTAAAGATAACTACCTTGACGGTCGTCCGTTCCTTACGTTCCGCCAGCGAGAGCTTCGGCCCAACGGTGAGCCTAATCGTCCGATCACTGTCGTAGATGCTGCTGGTAATAAGTGGCCTGAAGACGAACTGATTGGTAATGGCTCTACGGTAGACGTAAAGTTTACTGTCGTTGACTACGGCAAGGGCAAGCCTAAGGGCATGTACATTTCTGATGTTCGTGTTCTTGACCTTGTACCTTACAACAAGACAGCCTTTGAGCCTCTTGATAAGAACGACGAGTTCTACGAGGAAGCTACCAAGGCTGAAGAACGAAAGCAACGAGATGTTACTGCTCTGCGTGGCACCCAAGCGCAAGACCCGGACCTCTCGAATACTCCTAGCGAAGACGACGAAATCCCTTTTGAATGAGGAATGGATACCAAGTCTAAGCTATCCTGACATTTTAGTCAGTAGCTCAGGCCGGGTAAAACTACCAGATCGTGAAGCAAGTATGCCGAACGGTGGAACAAGAAAGTACGTAACTAAGCCTACTTATGGTTATAAAACTAAATCTTGTAAAACTGCTAAGCATATGTATATGAATATTAGTAATAGATTTTATGGTAATCTTAAAGTCCATCAACTAGTATGCGAAGCTTTCCATGGTCCTCGTCCATTCCTGACAGCGGTAGTAATTCACAAAGATGAAAACGGGACCAATAACAATAAAGACAACCTAAAATGGGGTACTCAAAAAGAAAATTTGAACGCTCCGGGCTTTATTGAATATTGTAAATCTCGTACAGGGGACAATAGTCCCGTTGCAAAAGGAAGACTTAATGATTAATCTTCGAAACGACAGCGGCACTGCTTTCTAATAGGTAACATCTAGTCGTCTCTCGTCCGTGGCTTACGGCAGCGCGGTCGAAGTATCAGCCCTTCTTTGGGTTACTGTCGTCCATTTTAATTGTGAGTAGTAAGCATAGTAGCGATGCCCGACTTAGTAGTTCGGAGAGCCGGGTGCAATTCCCGGACTACCGCCACAAGGACACTAATGAAAAAGATACGCATATCTTTCACAAGACTTTCTACGGTAACTGAAACCGGCAAAGCGGATATTGAGGTAAACGACCCGACCGACGCTGAAGAGATCGAGAAAGCAATTTCCTCCAACGCCTTTAAGGCTTTTATCATTGACAAACGAGAATATATTGATCCCGAGTGGGATTGGGAAGTAACAGATGGCTGAGCTTAAAACACTTCCAGAAGACATACTTGGGCTATTCGACCCTAACGTAACGCACGAACCGGACGAAGAGAACCTTGACTGGATTGCTGATAATCTAAAGGACATTCTTCGCACTCGGCTAAAGGAACGGGAAAAGGTAGACAACCCTCTTCGCTTCTCGTCTCTAGGTCGCCCCGACCGTCAGATTTGGTACACTGCCAACTCAAAAGGTGGAAAGGAAGACCTCAACGCAAAGACGTACTTTAAGTTTCTGTACGGCGATGTAATTGAATTACTTGTCCTTTTCCTTGCCAAAGAGTCGGGCCACAAGGTCGAACGGTTGCAAGAGGAGATCGAAGTTGATGGAGTTCTTGGACACATTGACGCCGTTATTGACGATGTTGTGGTTGATGTTAAGTCAGCTTCGCCATACGGATACAAGAAGTTCAAAGAGAACGCTGTCCTAGACGACGATCCGTTTGGGTACGTCCAGCAACTAGCAGGGTACTCCACGGTTCTTAACCCCGGCGGTCACGCAGCTTGGGTGGCTTTTGATAAGGTACACGGCGATATTTGCGTCAGTAATCTATCATCATCCATCATCGCCGACCACGACCCGGCCAAGCGTATTGCTGAACTGAAAGAGGTAATCGACCAAGCTGAACCTCCTAAGAGGTGCTACCCTGACAAACCTGAAGGTAAGTCCGGTAATCGTGTACTGGCTATCGGTTGCTCGTACTGCCCGTTCAAGAACGAGTGTTGGAACGGCCTTCGCACTTTTCTTTACTCAAATGGTCCGAAGCACTTTACTCACGTAGAGGTTGAGCCCAAGGTTTACGAGGTTAAAAACGATAGGGAGCCAGACGCTGAAGTTCAGGAGTAAGTTTGAAAAGAAGATTTGGAACAATGCTAAGAAGTCTAAGAGAAAAATTGAATATGAACCTCAAGACTCTCATCTTTCCTATACTCTTTCTCGTAAGTATATCCCGGACTTCCGACTACCGAACGGCATTCTTGTCGAGGCAAAGGGACGATTTACTTCCCAAGACCGAACAAAGATGCTCCGTGTCCAATTGGAAAACCCCGGACTAGACATTCGCCTTTTGTTTCAAAGGGCTAACAACCGACTAACTAAATCTCCTAACAGTCTCATGTACTGGCAATGGGCAGAGCGTCATGGCTTTGAATGGGCTGAAGGGGAGACAATACCAGCACAATGGTGGAAAGAATGAGGCAGTGTACTTCGTGTTTTCAAACACTCCCTTTGCACTGCTTTTATACAAACTCTAATGCGCCGGACGGGCGAAGATCAAAATGTAAAGAATGCCAGAGAGTCGTCTCGTCAGCGTATAAAAAGAAAAGAAGGGCCTTAGCCAATAAAGGACTTCTACCTCCGTTTAAAAATGAAGACAAAGTATCTCGAACCGAGTACTCTCTTCGAAAGTTATACGGAATCTCACTAGAGCAGTACGACAAAATGAGAGAAGATCAAAACTATTGTTGCGCTGTATGTTTAAAGCACGAAACCTCTCAAAAGAAAAGGCTTTCAGTAGATCACTCCCATACAACAGGAGAGATTAGAGGTCTTTTGTGCGAAAATTGTAATCTAAGTTTAATAGCTCAAAGAGAAGACCCTGACATCTTTTTAAGAGCTGCCGACTATTTGAAGAAAGGTTCTGGAATTTATGTACCGGAAAAATAAACGTGGCTAACCCTAAGATACTTACTCTAGATATAGAATGGAGGCCCACAGTCGCGTTGGTATGGAGCCCTTGGAAAGTAAACGTCGGCCCAGATCAAGTGCTTGAGCATGGCGGGCTCCTTTGTGTCGGCGCTAAGTGGCTAGGTAAAAAGAAAGTCCATCTGTTCTCTGAGTGGAAGCACGGACGAAAAGGAATGGTTGAGGCCATTCATGCCATGCTTTCGGAGTGCGATGCGGTAATCACCTACAACGGTGACAAGTTCGACCTTCCTAAGCTGCACGGTGAGTTCCTTCTTCAAGGGCTGGCCCCGCCTCCTCCTCTTACGTCTATCGACCTTTACAAGTCAGTACGTAAGCTTGGGTTCTTTATGAACCGCCTTGGATTTATTGGACCGTTCCTTGGGCTGTCTAACAAGCTTGAGCACGAAGGTATCAACCTGTGGAAGAAAGTAGAGGCTGGTGATCGTGATGCACAGCGTCGTATGGCTGACTATTGTAAGCAAGACGTAAAGCTGACCGAAGACCTTTACAGCAAAATTCTTCCTTACATTAAGAACCACCCTTACCTCGGCGACACAGACCCGCATCACTGTGGCTCATGCGGAAGCGAGAAATTGCAAAAGAGAGGGTTCCGACGGACACGTTGTTTCACTATTCAGCGTATCCAGTGTACTGATTGCGGTTCGTGGCAGAGCGGGGCTCGAAAGAAAGTTAATTAAAGTGGATGACGAACTGAAGAAAGCTATTTGTGATAGGCTGGAAGGTTGGGAGCTTGTAGACTTTCTTCAAGTCCCAATCGAAGAAATCCTAGACCTACTAGAAGAACGCGTAGAAGAGAACATAGAAGACGTTCTCGATTTTTGTAACCTTAGAAACGATAACAATAATAACAATGACTAAAGACAACGACAACAATAGTGCCCTTTACTTTTGGATCGGAGCTGATGCTGATGACGTTAATGAACTCACAAAAGAAGAGTTCGCGCAAAAGGCCCAGCAAGAAGCGGACGAGGCTAAAGAAAGTGGGCAGCTCGAACTGCCCCTCGGCCCTTGCCCTGTCTGTGGGGACGAAGATGGCGAGTGCTAATCCCCTAGACGTACAAGAAGGCGGTGGCCACTATAAGGATTACAAGATACAGCCAGTAGAATTTGCTATGGCTAACAATCTTGATCTTTGTCAGGCTAACATTGTCAAGTACACCGTTCGATTTCGAGATAAAGGCGGTCTGGAAGACCTAAAGAAAGCCCGCCACTATCTTGAGCTACTTGCTAATTTTGAGTATAATGAAAGTGTATAATCGTGACCAAGGGCATGAAAGCCTACGAAGCGAAGCAGAGGCGACGGCTAAGGCGGCGTAACCACATAGCGCGGGACTTACAGAAGCCTGAGTTTAGGCAAAGAAAAAGGGATGGCAAGCCTAAGAACTCGTGCCCTCCCGAGATTGATGAATGGGATGATGAAGATGAGAGAGAAGATGCGTACCAGTTTTGGGATGAATGGGATGACGAGTTTGACTATTGGGATGAACACATAAATGACTAACCCGTATGCGCCGTTCCCGGACGCTTATTCCTCTTTTATTTACAAAAGCCGTTACGCTCGATGGCTTGAGGATGAGGGTCGCCGAGAGAATTGGGACGAGACTGTTAATCGTCTTGTAGAGTATTATTATGAGCAAGCCGATAAGAAAAACGGGACCAGTCTCCCTACAGGCGAACTGTATAACGCTATCTACAACCTAGAAGTTATGCCGTCTATGAGGGCTCTTATGACTGCTGGGCCTGCTCTTGATCGTTGCCACGTCCCGGCTTACAACTGTGCCTACCTTCCAGTGGACAGCCCTCGCTCCTTTGACGAAGCCATGTATATCCTTATGTGTGGTACTGGAGTTGGCTATAGCGTAGAGAATAAATATGTCGAACAGCTCCCGAAAATCTCCGAAGAGTTCGAAGAGTCGGACACTATCGTTACAGTTAGAGATAGCAAAGAGGGATGGGCCAAAGCTTTCAGGGAAATCGTATCCCTACTCATTGCAGGTCAAGTACCCAAATGGGACGTCTCAGGTGTTCGCCCTTCAGGAGCAAGACTTAAAACCTTTGGAGGACGCGCTTCAGGGCCAGAGCCCTTGGAGGATTTGTTCCGCTTTTCAGTTGATCTCTTTAAGAGGGCGGCTGGAAGACGCTTAACCTCTATTGAGTGTCACGACCTTATGTGTAAGGTAGCAGACATTGTTGTAGTAGGCGGTGTACGTCGCTCTGCTATGATTAGTCTGTTTGACGTGACTGACGACCGTATGAACAAAAGCAAGCACGGCGCTTGGTGGGAAGCTAACGGTATTCGTCGATTGGCCAACAACTCAGCGGTGTACGAACATCGTCGCCCGGATATTGGCTTCTTTATGGACAGATGGAAAGAACTGTATGACTCCAAATCAGGAGAGCCCGGACTCTTCAGTCGGTACGCTTGCCAAGCAATTGCTGGACGAAATGGACGCCGCGATGATTCCTTTGCTTTCGGGACAAACCCTTGCAGTGAGATTATCTTGCGACCATTCCAGTTTTGCAACCTTACCGAAATTGTTGTCCGATCTAGCGATACAATGGATGGGCTCAAAAGAAAGGCTCGCGTTGCGGCAATACTCGGAACGATACAGTCGTCTTTCACGGACTTCAAGTACCTCCGAAAGAAATGGCGAGACACTTGCGAAGAAGAACGACTCCTCGGAGTAAGTCTTACTGGTGTCTGTGACAACCTAGATGTTCTTACAAAGGAAAATCTAAATGAGCTCCGTGACATTGTGGTGGAAACGAACAAGGAATGGGCTGCTCGACTTGGCATCAACGCCTCGACGGCTACTACTTGCGTTAAGCCCTCAGGAACTGTTTCTCAGCTTGTTGGCGCTGCCTCTGGTCTTCACGCTCGCCATTCTGATCGTTATCTCAGAACGGTAAGGGGTGACAACAAAGACCCTCTGACACAATTCCTAATTGACCAAGGAGTTTACAATGAGCCTGATGCGATGGCTCCGAACAATACTACTGTCTTCTACTTTCCAGTGGAAGGGCCGAAGGGGTCCTATACTCGGGAAAAGGAAACAGCTCTCGACGCACTCAATCGGTGGGAACTCCTCCAAGACGAGTGGTGCGAACATAAACCGTCATGTACTGTAAATGTTCGTGAAGACGAGTGGATGGAGGTAGGCGCTTGGGTCTACGAAAAGTTTGATAAGGTATCTGGTATCTCGTTCCTTCCGTATGACGGGGGTACGTACAAACAGGCACCATATCAAGAACTTAGCAAAGAAGAGTTCGACAAGTGGGTAGCGGAACATCCGACTCCGAAGATCGACTGGACCAAGCTAAGTAAATTTGAAAAAGAAGATAACACAACAGGAAGTCAAGAATTAGCTTGTTCATCCGGCGGATGTGATATTACTGATATTATTGGAGTTAAACCATAATGATGGAATTTTTTAAGCGTACTCACACGTACACCAACCTTAACCTTGGGTTCATTATCCTTGGTGCTGTAGCTGTTGGCGCAATCCTCTTTTAATAGAGATGATGGCAGACCAACAGAAAATTCTACAGAACGGTCTTTATTGTACTGAAGATAAAGACGCACGAGAGATGATTGAGCGAGTTAACAAGTTCAACATCAACCATATTGGATCGCCTGTAAAGCTCGATGTAATCCCTTACGAAAAGGGTGACGAGTTTGTGGACAATCCCCATTACAAGTTCAGGTTCCTGTTCCCTAGCCGAGAGGTTATGCGGGCTTTCTGGACCGAGTAGTGGTCACGTACTAAAAGACCCCAGAGTACCTTAGTTGGCGCTCTGGGGTTTTCTTTTATTTACTTCTATCTCTAATAACAATTGAAGTATCTTTTACTTCTTCTCGTAATCGTTGCATCTCATTGATTAGATCACGCATTGCACCAACTACCTTTTCCATTTGATCTTTGTTTGTCCTTAGTTGCTCGGACATCATAAGCATAGAGTAGTTGTCTTGGAGCACTCCTGACGTTATCAAGGTCTCGCTACTAGAGGCTTTCCCTTCCGATGCGTCCTTTTTCCCCTTCCAAACTCCCGCAAATATAGAGCCAACAAACAAGCCTGCCCCTACCACAAAGGGGATGTATTCAGCAAAATCCATGTCTAATTACGTCCTTTGAGGTATAAGTTTTATAGGCTTTCTCCTGTTAGCTTCCAACCAATCTTCAGAGGCCGACTTAGCAGAATAGCAATCGGCAATGAACAACCAGAAGTAAGTAATGGTGCCAGTGTTAGGGGGGCCTTGTGAGAACCCTACGATCAAGTGCATGATAAAGAATGCCGAGATCGCGCTGGTCACTATACGAATGGTAGGTGTCTTTCTCCACAGCCCGTTGATTGTAAGAGCAGTTCCTCGCAACAACGCCACTAGGACAAGACACATACCTATGGTGAATGGGGCGTATCCTCCTAGCCAATCGAAGGCGTCGAGAAGACCCGTAAAGAGGGGGGCTGTCGCTGGATGGACAAACATCTCTGGGTAAAAGAGGATCATTAAACCCCACGTAAAAGCCCACCCGGACATACCCCATTCGATAGCCCGAGCTTTAAAGTGCTGTTTAAGGGATTGAATGATAACCATGGTATTAGTAGATGCCGTCTAAGTATTCAGGCTTCTTGCTCTTTCCGACAGGAGCGTCAGACGAGACGCCCTTGTACTTCTCAAAAGTACGCAAACCACCAAGACCAAGAATACCGAGCAGAACAGTAGTCAGCAAAGAATTATCTAGTTCTGGAAACTGGCCACCGTAGCCATAGGTAACTCGGGCAATCCAAGAAGCGACAGGCTGAAAGATAGCAGCGTAAGCAAGCCCAGCAGCGCCCACCCAACCAACAGCAGGACGCCAACCTGCAACAAAAATACTTTTATGTTGAGCTTCCACTTTGTTAACTTCGATCTGACCCATGTTGGCTTCGTGAAACCGCTCATTGGCCTTGTCTTTAAGTTCTTCAAGCTTAAACTCCAACTCTCTCTTTTTATCCTTGTCAACGACTGCCTTGCCGATGATTTCACCAGCAGTGTCGATCAAGTCTCCTATAATGGGAATAGCCATAGTTGTTATACAACCTTTCCTTTGTACCCGCCCTTTAACAGAGCACTTTGAAATTTCTCAGCGTAACCAGCAATAAGTGATGCTTTGTCCATGATGTTGACAGTCCGACGAGCTTGCTCAAACTGTTCCTTTGTTCCGATAGGATTAGGAAGATAGGCTGAAAGCGGCTTAGGCCCGAACCATCCCTTTTCCAACCCCCGATCAAGAACCTTGGCAGACAACTCAGTCTCAAGGGCCTTGTCAGGATTGAGAATAAGAGCACCACCAAGTCCAAACTCCTCATCTACTTTTCGATAGTTAGTCTCCCAAGTGAGCTGGACATCTCCTCGCCCGTACCAAGGATAATAGCGAAGGTTCTTTTTTCGCCAGTTGTCAGAAGCGTTTAGCCCCTCTCGAACTGGTTGCATCCTTTGTGCTGTCTCGTGAAAAGACGTAGCAAGCTTATAGGCAGCATGGCTAACAGCGTTGCCCGTAGAGACAAACACTTCTAGCTTCTTTTCAATACCTGCTACTTGCTTGTGAGTAAGCTTACCTCCCGCAAACAACGGCCTGATCTCATCAAAGAAGATAGCCGGATAGCGTAGTGACTTGTGCTCAGAGCTGGTGTCTACATTGGCCGGGGCCTCGGGCATTCCGCCCGAAGCTTTCTTGGCCTCCGTGAGCAACTCAAGAAGCTCAATAAGAACCTCCATCTGTGCATCAGTTAACTCCACGGTTCTTTTCCTCCGCAATAATAGTTCTTAACGTATTGTAGTGCCCCATGTACGTGGGATAAATAGTCCCAAATATCTCGTTAGGGCACCACATTCCTTTTCTTAATAGACGCCGTACTTTGGCTCTAGTATCCATCGTTGTTGTTATACCTCAATGCCTGCGGCTGCTGCAAGAGCTTCAATGTAATCGGCTGTTGCAATATTGCCGTCGCTTCTATTCTGCCTACGGGCTTCTTCAAGAGTTACCCCGCTGTGGTACATGGCCATAGCATCAGTCCAGTTGCCTGCGGCCTTGTAGTTCTCAGCAAGGATGAACAACCCTAGGTCAACGTTCTGTTCAGGAGACAAGTCCTTTACCCGTTTACCATACCTAGCCTGTGCAGTCTTGTCGTGGAACGCATCTACAACTTGCATCGGCCCATAAGCAGTCCTTCCCTTGCCCGCATTAGCACGAGCCTTAGGATTAAACTTGCCCTCGTGGCCTGCAAGAGTTAGTGCCACTTCTACAGG